CCTATCGGCGTGTCATCGGCTATCTCCCGCTTGTCTCCTCCCAGGTATATCTTTGTCCCGATGCACCCGGAGAGTCCGATGATCAACAGGATTGTTACTATGTATATTGACCTTTTCATATTGTCTGTTGTTATTCGTTTCCTATTCGGTTGCTCTTCATGTACCCGCTATCCATCATTTCACCCCAATACTCTGCCCACAGACGGAAGTATCGGTTGAGTTTAATCTTCTCTCCATCGGTAAGCGTTTCGCCCGCCTTGAGAATCCCTATGCCGATTACGTTATGCGGAGCGGTGTCTGCATACTTAATGAATGTTCTTGTAGTTGTGCTGGCGATTAGGTTTGCATGAGTCTTTTGCAGTAGGGTATTGTTGGCGTTAAACCAGAAATCATCCACCCCGTCAGCCGCAAGGAAGGTGGCATTGTCTGGTACCGCAAACGTGGCTGCGGTAGTCGGCGGGATAAAATTGGTGGTCCAATCCTTATCCGTCACCGTGATAACAGCAGCTCCGCCCAGGTCATCCTTCAGGTTGTCTCCGTCGTACTTGCCGCTCCACAGGAAGAGAAACTTCGCCCTGAGAGCGGACGGTAGTCCCGCAGGCTTCCCGGCATTGATGCCGAGCCGGTTTACGCCCCTGGTTATGTTATTAATGCCCCTCATTATGTCAGTGGCGTAACGCTCAATTTTCCTCCGAGTACAGCAATCTTATGTCCGTTCTCAACAAAGATTGATTCGATAGCTCCCACGGCCAGATATGTGTCTGTGGCTTCGGCCTCAAGCGGAGTTTCGTCCGTATCTTCCCCTGCGGTATATGTTACCCCATCAGCCGTAGCTTCAGAGGGGCATATGCGATAAACCCCGGCTGCAAGCGCATCCGATTTTGCGGTAGCGGATGTACCGTCAATTACAATTCCCTTGCCCCCTATTCCGAGGACCGGTACCGGTTTCCCGTTTTCGTCAACATGCATTTTCATGGCTTTTTATTTTATTGTTTGTCAAGCATTTTGTATATCTGTGAAAAGAGGATCACCGGGAGCCCCTTTATGTTTGTCTTGATGATTGCAGCTTCCTGCGGAGTAATCTCTATCGCTCCTTCGGCGTTCCACATCTTCTCGATAAGGCTGGCAATCGTCATCTTTTCCTCATCCGTACCCATAGTAATCACCGAGAGTATCCGGCAAATGCTATCCTTTAAGGGAATTTCCTTGCCCTTGTCATCCTTCAGTGGTTCTCCGTTGTATCTGCGGACCGATATGTTAAAGTTCACTTTCATCTTCATTAATTGTTTATTGCTTCAACTCTTATAGTACATATGTATCCATCGGCATCAATGAAGTTTTCACCATTAGGCTGACCGCTGCCACTTGCAAAGTCATCATGATGCCAGGGTGTAAATGTGTCGAGTAGTATTTCGCTGCCCATCACACCCTCTCTGTAGCCCCATATGCTTGCATAGACTCTGACCTCATCATAAGTGGCATCTCCTTCAAGATTAGAATAGTACACAGTCCCGAAATCGGGGGAGTTAGTGAAACCAACATCTGCAGTAAATCCTTCCGGAGCATCAAGGACAACCGTGGTCTCAGCAAGAAGCCGGACTTCTCTTATATAGTCGGATGTATTAGGAAGCCGGCAAATGATATCACTCTCGGTAAAATCTACGAGGTGACTAACCAGCCAGACTTTACCTGTATATGTTTTGTTAACTGTGGTAAATGGGAGGGTCACGCTGATATCTATGATGTCATCCTGAACCAGGCCGTCATTAAAATCTATCCCTTGATATGCGATAATGGTATCCCCGTCATAGATGGCATGAACTATTCCTAGGGCCCCTATCTCGCTCCACCGTACCTCTCCTACACGAACAGCAGCCTCAAATACAGGTTCGCCACCAACCGAGGGCAACCATAGAATTCCAGAGGGTATGCCGGTAAGCCATCCCGGAGTAACTGCCTGATGGTTATATCCAGCGAAATCCCCCAGCTTTGCTACTGTCGGTTTGGAGTTTACAAGAGCCAGAGCGCTGACAGATCGCACCGTTGGCCCAAAGCCAGACCATACATTTACGCTATCATGCCGGCAAAGATCATATAGACCAGAGACTCCTGCTCCCAAGATGTTCTTCACCTGACTGAGTGCTATGTTTGAGCAATCTACATTATCGCCGGAGATAACCATATCGGCTTGTAGCGGAACATCAGCCCTCGCCTTAATCGCTGTCGGGGTATAACCTCTATATTTTGCGATGAGCTTTCCCATGGCTTATGGTGTTCCAAATGCGACAATATCATCCTTGGCTGTAACAAACCCCGCTGATGTGATGCTTGCTATTACTGTCGCTCCATACTTAACCACCAACTTACCGCTCTCCTGTGCTATGGAGAAGTTCGCTGTGTTGATCGTGGGGTGAGTATGTGATGTGATGGATCCGGTAAGAACCGCTTCCACCATTGCCTTGGTGATAGCCGTCAGATAAGTGGCCGTATCCAGGTTCCATGTGTTTGCCGCTGTCTTTTTCAGAAAGCCCGATGTGCCCGTCAAGGCAGCTATCGCATTGAGATCAGCATCAAGCACGGCGCTTACCATTGACGCATTGATAGCTGTGAGGTATCCCACAAGAGCATGATTACCCCATCCGAAGGCTGTATTGGCATTGGCCCCGTTGGCAGCAACCCACATGGCTGCCTCATTCCATCCGGAGGAGTTGTCTGGGAGCGATGCAGCCCATCCCGAGCCTGTTGATCTCGCAATACCAGAGCCAGGGTAAACCATCTCCGTACCTCCCCCGTCACCGGCAGGGACCTCCCATGCACCATCCTCACGGAGGTATTTGACAGCCGGGGATGCTCCGGTAAACTGTATCCCTCCCCTGACCGAGGCAGAGGCATAGGGCATGGATTCCCATATGTCCGGCGGCAGCCATCCAGTGTCGGCATACGCTACAATGTTCTGATCGCAGGCTATTGGTAATTTTACCCTGAGATAAGGGCTTGCCCCGCCTACATATTCAAAGGCATCGTACAGAGCTTGACTGAAATGGTAATACTCATCAGTTGCTCCTCCCTGGATACCGAGTAAGAGATTATGATACTCTACTCCGGTGCCACCTCCCCCGGCTGCGGGTGCGGCCCAATAGCGGGTGCCGTTAGCCTTGGAGTAAAGGGTATAATCATCTGCCGTAGGATTGCCAAGGGATCTTTCATACCTGGCATCCCCCCGGGCCTGATTGAAGTATTGTAAATGGTCATCATCGGCAAGCCCTGAGAGGTTTCCATGGTCGCTGACAAGCTCAGAGGCAACGTTGATACCAACCAGGTCACTGATAAGCACGTCAATGGAGAGAGCATCCCGGAGTTCCTGTATGAATACCCCGGGGCTCTCCATTAAGCTGATATCAACTCTCCCCTCGCTCATTACTTTGACTTGACTATTTCATGAAACTTTCCCTTGTTTTTAATGATCCGTGTTCCTCCCGGCACCTCTGCGTCTGGCACGTGAATGTCAATCTGAATTTCATTGGAATTTCCTGCAGCGGCGCTTGTCATGGTCGAAGTAAGGACCATAAGCACCCTCACATCACCTGTCTCCACAATCTTGGTCGTAAGCCTGGTGTATCCAGACGGCAGAGGTGACTCACGAAGGATAAAGCGCCCTACTATATCACCTGTGATGGCATTATACAGATGCACCTTCACCTCCAATACCTGTGCAAGGTTCGAAGGATCAAGCTGTACTCCGGCATTATTATAAAGCCGCAGTAGGTACTTAGGGGTACTCCCGGACAGCACGGCCATATCGGGAAGTTTTTAGACCTCTATGTAGGTCACATAAACCTCAACCTTGCCACTGGTAACATTCGCCCAGAATACGTTCGGGGTGGCAGCAACATAAACTTTGCTTGCGGCAGCAGCCGGGGCCACCGTCATATCATGGTCAGTAGCCATGTAGGTGATTGCATTTGCAGCCTTGATAGTCGTGCTCCCTATGTACTCATGACCGCTGGAGGAGTTGCCTACTTCAGCGACAAGGGTTAAAGTCGGGGTAGCCGTACCGGTAGCGTCTGCAGTTGTGGTTGCATCTGCATGAGTGAGCGAGAATGTGAAGGTTGTAGTGTTAGTCACCGTGACACTGTGAGTGCCGTTACATGCAGCTTCGGTCATCCCTGCAATAACCACTGAGTTTCCTGTGACAAGCCCGTGGGCTACCGAGGTAACGATGGTACACACATTAGAAGAAACCGCCCATGATGCTATTGCAATGGACTTCGAGTTGAATACCTCACGGGTGAAGGTCTTGACATCAAGCACCCTGGCAAGAGCCGGAACGATGGCACCGAGGTCAATGACCTGTTCATTGGCGTTGGCTGCGGTTTTGAAATTGAAGTCGCAGTCTGCTACACCTACACCGCCGATTGTCTTCTTGACGGTCTTAACATTTGTACAGGCGATACCCTTATGGGTAAACTGAGTGGGACCGGCACCAAGGGCATGTTCTACATTGTAGTCCTTTGAAAACAGATACAGAAATGGTTTAGCCATCCGTATCCTGATAATCTGAGATAAGTTCATTGCTTTTGTTGTTAATTGTTAATAATTAGTGAATTAACTTGGATAGATGGATCACTGATTGCTCAAGCGCCACCTTTGCGCGGTTTACATCACCCAGGGTAGCAAGCACCTTTGAGGCAGCCCGCCAGGCAAGGGTATCAGCAAACTCTTCAGCAAGATCTTCTGGTAATGATTCCTTGACATACAGGGCAGTATCGGGCACCGCATCTTCAAGTGCCTTACCACATTCGAGGTATCTTGCAAGTGCTCCTCCCGAGAATTGTTTCCTTACGAGGGCAACAAAGGGCCTTCCATAGCCCGAGCGCAGATACTCATTCTCCTGCATGTTATATTCTTCGTTCTCCTGGGAGATAGCCTCACGGACCGATCTCTTCCACAGGGGAAACTTGACCTCATGAAGCCGCACGAAGTCTGACGGGACCGGTATATACGCACGGTCATCAGCATATTTCAGTATGCTCTCTGCCGGCGATCCGGATTCAAGGGGGATAGGCATCGGGGTTAACAAATAAAGCGGGCCCTCCATGACGATCTCACGGGCACTCTCATCAAGGAGAGGACCTATGTACTCCTCAAAAGGTGTTCCTACACCTTCGGGAGTATATTCGTCAAGAATGACCTTTACCTTATTTATCAACCCCGTCCTGTCCATGATTACGCGAGATCAACAAAGTTGATTTTCTTCTCAGCTGCGAACTTCTTCACTGCGGGACCGTTCGGCAGTTTGCTTGCAGTCGCTCCGCAGTTCTTAACCAGGTAATCCCTTGCAGCCTGTACGGTTGCTATATCGGGAACATTGGTAAATCCATCGCCGGCATTGCCTCCGGCATCTGCGCCATCACCAACACCCGGTTCGCCTCCTTCGTTCCCTGCTCCAACACCTTCATTATCTGCGGGTGGAGCCGGAGGTTTCGGTGCGGTCTTGGCTTTTGATGTGGCAAGGTCAGGACCGGCAGTTTTCTCTGTACGGATACATTTAAATGATATGCCGTAAGCGGAAGAGTTGTCCAGGGCTTCAATAACATCGGGGTTTTCCGTTGTATATTGGCCCTTTGAGTCAGGTGCATGATTCCCGCTTCTGAACTGGATGAGTGCTTTGGCACCATTTACCATCTCATAGAAGTCAAGGGTCTTAAACCCGACTGCCTGATAAGTTTTTCTTACTCCCATTGTCTGATTGTTTTGGTTATTGTTATCAGCTAAAGAGCCAGGGATGCGCTGGGCACCCCTGGTCTTAGCCTATTGGTTACGCTCTCGGACGTATGATTGCGTGAGTGTCGGGATAACGAACAATAACACCGCAGGTTTCCTCAATGACTACTGCATTGGCGTTACGCTGACCGGATGAGATCAGGTCAAGTTCCTTAGTCTTGAGAGGTATGAAGGTATGCTTCTCAATGAAGGAGAGGTCAAGGACTAACCCGTTGTCTTCCCATCCTGCCTGATCAAGCAGCGGATGATGGAAAAACCTCAGAAGGCCGAAGTTTGTCTCAATCTCCTTGAAGGTAAGACCATACTTCACCATTGTCTGTTTGCCCTGAATCTGCTTGAGTACAGTACCAACCTTCATCAGGTTTGCCATAAGTCCACTTCCTCCGAAGAGATACCTTACCTCTGAACCGCTGTTGCCCTGGAAGATGGTTTTAGAGGCATCAACAAACCATGCGTCATCAATAACCCTGTCTGTACCACCAAGGCCATACTCAACGGCTTTAGTAATGAAGTTGGCTATACCTCCGGTGGAATACCTCTTCTTGCTGTTTACAAGGTCGGTAAACTCTGACCTGATCCCGAAGAGGAAAGACTGCTCCATGGTAGCTTTCATGTCGAAAACGTTCTGCGCCTCATAATCGGTGAAGGTCCAGTCAACCTCCTTCTGATGCAAGCGCTGATATATGGACTCTTCAACCTGTGCCATAAAACGCTGCACATAGTTGTAGCTCTTCTCAGGCAGGATAGCATAAGGAGAGGTCTGTGCATCAAGTTCATGTTTACATGACCCAAGTCTTACCATCCTTGTGTTGGCAGCAATGGAAGGAACCGCTTTGATTGCAGAGCCGTCAACGGTATCATCAACACCATTGAGCGGCTGAAGCTTAACAGTATTGCCAGATGTGTCCTTGGAAATAACAAAGCACACAAGATCCTTTCCGTCACCACCGGTAATGCCCTTGAACATCACAGTGTCATCAGCTGCCCACATACCGACGTTCTTAACCCTCAGGTCCTTGGTTGTCACACCAGCGCTAGGGGTATGAGTGTGAGCCGTATGAACCTCGTCATAAAGTGGACGGGCATCAACGGCATAAAACTCAGTCTTCCATGACTTGATGGGGGTTGCCTGACGGATCTGCCTCATGATAGTATCAAGAGGTGTGGCCGCGGGCCGCATCTGAGTGACCAGCTTGGATACATAATCCTGGTCCAGGTCGGCAACTCCGGCCTTAACCTTTTCAGTGCTGACAGTACCGGTACCATCGGTGCCACCTGTTACAGCAACACCAGTAGCCATCGTTACGCCAGCCGCACCCATCATAAGAGAGGTACATGCTATTGCCACAAGTACGAATACCAGCGACAATACTTTAGTTCCGATATTAAAAATGTTAGTGTTTCTCATTGTGTTTTAAAATATTAGTTAGCGTTCTGTGTCCAAAAATCCGCGATCCCTCATTCGGTCGCGTAATCCTCCGAAGTACCCTCCCTTCTTTCCTTCATCAGGGGAGTCGGGGGACTTGCCGAGTTTGGGGATTCCATCACCGGTCTGATCCGGTTCTTCTTCCCTCTGTGCCACTATCTTCTCATTGCGGCCTGCAATCCTACCCTCCTCCCGGGCATCCTTTATATCCTGCTCATAGGTCATCGCCCGGCGCATAAACCTGAGCGAGTCCTTGGTAATCTTCCCGTTGTTGAAATCCTCAAGCATCTTCTCAATGCTTACGAGGAATTCATCGGTGGCTTTCTCGTCAAGGTTATGTTCCTTGGCAAAAGCCTCAAGTTCCTTTCCGGCGGCTTCGAGGTTGGCAGCGTAGTTTTTTTCAAACTCCCTGCGCTTTTTCATCTTCTCCTCCCTCTCGGTTTTGTTCTTGGCCCAGCCCTCATAGTCCGGATCACCTTCTGTCGGAGTGAAGTCCTCGGCTGAAAAATGCCGTGCGGCTGCCTCACGGAAGGACGCACCGCTCATCATATCGCGGACCATCTCTCCTACTGCCGGTTCTGACTCAAAGAGCGCGAGGAGCTTCTGGTTGGCTTTCTTTCCTTTCTCCCTGTAATCTTCCAGAGATGTAAGGTATTCATCCATTGCCGTGTCATAGTCCTCATCCTTCTCGAAGGTGCGATCCGGAAATGCCTTCGTAAGCCTTTCGTGATACTTGTGAGGCGGTTTGCCCTCCTTGGCTTCCTCCTTCTTCCCGGGTTCCTCTCCCTCTTTTTTGGGAGGCTGTTCTTTCTTCTTCGCCTTCTCTCCCTCCGGTGTCACCTTCTCTGCTTCTGCACTTGCCTCTCCCTGAGTATCTTGTGCTTTTGCTTCGGTGCCGGCGGCTTCGGCTGCTGCTCCCTGGGCCTGGGCTCCCCCTGAAGAGGATTCTCCCCCTGTGGCTCCGGTGCTGCCTGTGCTTGTGCTGCTACCTGATGATTCTGACATAACGTTACTGCGTTTTGGTTGTAGTTATTCACCGTCAAACCTAATCAATGTGTTGAAAAGTATCCGGACAATAAGCCCTGTATAGCGGACAAAAAAACCTATATTTACGGCATCAACGCAGTATAATGAGTCAAACCGGAGAAAACACATTACTAAGGCGACAGAAGATTTATGATGAATATACGAGGGTGCTTGCCACATATGGCCCCGAGATTGCTCCCAAGCTCTCCCGGAAAGTGATATGCACCGAAGTTGCTGATAACCTGAACTATTCAATAGAATATGTTCGTAAGGTGACAGCATCATTCCTGAAGAAGAAGAAATGAACGCCTCTGATGTCAATAGTATAATCAGGGAAAACAAAGCCCGGAGAAAGGCCCTCTTTGCCCCTTATGATCCCGTAACAGGGGTCGGCTCACCTATCGAGAGGGAGCGCATAGAGTTCTCCGTTGGCGGCAATGAGTTTGTATGGGGTATCCCCGTAACCATGTACAATGAGAATGCTGCTCTGATAGATGCTATTGCCCGCGATCACAAACTTGAATCAGTCCTTCAATCTCACGGTATCCCCGCCGATAATACAGGGATAGAACTATTCCTTCGTGACTTGATCAACCAGCGGTTCCGGTATGACTTTGAGTTCTGGGCCGTTACCGCTGCCAGGATACAGGACAAAAGGACGAAACAGATAGTTCCCTTTTCTCTGAATCAGCCACAGCGAAAGGTGTTGGCCGTTCTCGAAAGGATGAGAGTTGCCGGAGTTCCTATCCGCATCATCATTGACAAGGCCCGTCAGTGGGGAGGGTCAACGCTGGTGCAGATATATATGGCATGGATACAGCTCATTCACCGGACCAGGTGGCACTCATGTATTGTGACCGATGTGGAGGAACAGGCCCGTAACATCAGGGCGATGTACTCCCGTCTCATCACCAACTATCCGAAGGACCTCGGAGGTTTTGAGCTGTCCCCCCTGGAAGGATCAAACAAGAACCGGAGGATAGATGAGCGCGACTGCTCAATCATCATTGGCTCATCGCAGAAGCCCGATAGTCTGAGAACCTTTGACCTTGCCATGAGTCACCTTTCGGAGGTGAGCTTCTGGCGGACAACAGAACTTCGCAGTGCAGAGGACCTTGCTCAGAGTGTCCGTGCCGGGGTAGCACAGGTGCCATTCTCCCTCATTGCCCTCGAATCTACTGCCAAGGGTGTCGGCAACTTCTTTCACCGGGAATGGCTGACGGCTGTTGATGGCAAGAGCGCCTATGCTCCTGTCTTTGTCCCGTGGTTTGAGATTGAGCTGTATCAGAAAGATATCCCAGAGGCTGACCTGTCTGCATTTGTCAAGTGGATGGACGCAGAACCCTATGCCTCATATCTCTGGTCCCTCGGTGCTACCCTTGAAGGCATTAAGTGGTATTTCGACTTCAAGAATGGTGAGAACTACGATGAGTGGCGCATGAAGAGTGAATTTCCGAGCACCTGGGAAGAGAGCTTTCAGGCCACCGGAGCAAGGGTGTTCTCTCCCGCTTATGTCAATCAGGCCCGCAAACACAAGATGGATCCGGAGTTTGTGGGAGATATCCGCGGCAAGACCATCCGTGACAAGACTGCCCTCGAAGATATAGAGCTTATCCAGGCTGACCGTGGCAACCTGTTTATATGGATGTACCCTGATAAGGAGGAACAGGTATCCAACCGGTATGTGGTATCAATGGATATCGGTGGCCGGAGTCCAGAGGCTGACTATACTGTGATGAGGGTATTTGACCGGTACGGGATCATGGACGGAGGGGTGCCGGAAACGGTTGCTACATATAAAGGTCATATTGATCAGGACCTTGGTGCCTGGAAAGCTGTGCAGCTGGCCAAGTTCTACAATAATGCCCTGTTCATCCCTGAATCCAACTCCTATGACAAGACCAGTGTGGAGGCAGAGGGTGATCACTTCCTCACTATCCTTGATGAGATAGTGAAATACTATCCCAACATCTTCGCGCGTACTGACCCCGAGAAGATCCGGCAGGGGATCCCCGTCAAGTACGGATTCCATACCAACCCGGTCAGCAAGCCGATGATAATAGACTTCCTGAACGCTGCCCTGCGCGATGAGCTATTCTATGAACGTGATGACAGGGTGTTCTCCGAGCTGGATACCTATGAGATCAAGCCTAATGGCCGCTATGGTGCAGTTGATGGCTGTCATGATGATATGGTGATGGCTACTGCAATAGGTCTGTGGGCCTGCCTGAAACACCTGCCTCCCCCGAGGATCATCCTGCCGACCGTCAAGCGCAGACCGGGAAGAATAACAGAAGCAACGATATAGCTGTGGAATTTGCGAAGGACCATATAAAGCTATTCAACAGTGATTGCATCACAGCCATGAAGCAATTGCCTGATAATTCTATTGATAGTATTGTCACGGACCCGCCCTACGGACTTAGCTTCATGGGTAAGCATTGGGATTATGATGTGCCTGGCATAGATGTTTGGAAGGAAGCATATCGGGTGTTAAAGCCGGGAGGTCACTTGCTTTCATTCGGTGGCACTCGAACTTATCACAGAATGGCTTGTGCTATTGAAGATGCAGGATTCCAAGTGCGAGATATGATTCAGTGGATTTATGGGTGTTTGTCAGAAGATACAGAAATACTAACTATAAATGGGTGGGAGCATTACCATAAAGCAATTGAATTACATCCCGTATTGTGTTATAATATAGATAAAGATACATTCGAGTTTTGTAAACCTGAAAGGAGCTTTATCTATGAAAACAAACATACCGCTTACCGAATACAATCGGATTATACAGACCAAATCGTCTCCCGAAACCATCGTTGTATTGTTGAACGAGGCGGAAGAAAAGTATTTGCCTACGCCGAAACACTGGAACAGCAAGAGAGTGTACCCGTTCTGGAAAGTTTGCACGATTTGCCAGAATCCATTCCCAACATATACGAAGGAACAAGCATTAAGAAACAAGACTTGCTCAAAAGAGTGCGCCAACAAGAGTGTAGGCAAGAAGAACACAGGGAAAACCCCGCCAGAGTTATGCGAAGGCAAAGTACTGATAACTTGTGCGGTATGCGGGAAACAGGCGTGGAGAGCCAAGGCATGGATGAAAAGAGTGGAAACACCTACTTGCAGTCGTCAATGCAACGGAATGCTGAGAGGGCAGGAATGGAAGCAACACGCACACAAAGGCAGGGAAAATTGGACGGAAGAATCCGAGAAGTCGGCCAAGAAAAAAATGTCGGGACAGAACAACCCTGCATGGAAGGGTGGCGTAACTTATTTCAAAACACACGGAAATTATGTTGGTGTAAAGTATGTTCGCTGTCCAGAAGAATATACGGAAATGTCAAGAAAAGACGGTTATGTAATGGAACACCGTTTAATAGTTGCGCAAATACTGGGAAGATGCTTAAAGAGGTCGGAGGTGGTACACCATATCGACCACAACCCAGCCAACAACGAACCGAGCAATTTAATGCTTTTTGCGAACAATCAACAGCACAAAAAGTACGAAGCAACAGGAAAACCAGAACCACTTTGGCAACTATTACCCCGATAGAATATCACGGCAATGTATGGTGCGTCCAAGTACCAACAGGGGCATTTGTAGCTAGAAGGAATGGACACATCTTTATTACTGGCAATTCTGGTTTTCCAAAGTCAATGGATATAAGCAAAGCGATAGATAAAAAGTTTGGGGCAGAGCGAGAAGTGGTTGGAAAATCAAAAAGACATGGAGGAGGCAAGAATTTTTCATCATTTGGAGAATCATTAGAAAATAATCCTCATCCTGATATTACTGCTCCCTCTACAGAAGAAGCAAAACAATACTCAGGTTGGGGAACCGCCCTAAAACCTGCCAATGAGCCAATAGTAGTAGCAAGAAAACCTTTAAGTGAAAAGACTGTTGCCGAGAATGTACTTAAATGGGGTACGGGTGGAATTAATATTGATGGGTGCAGGGTTGCTACTAATGAAACAAGGGTCGGCAACCCCGATAAAAGTAACTGTAATTCAGTTTATGGGAAAGGCTGGCAGAAGTCAGGGACAACTCCCCCGCAAGGTCGCTTCCCCGCTAACGTCATCCACGATGGCAGCGAGGTGGTATTGCGGGAATTTCCAAACGGAGGAGCAGCCGCACCCGTTTCCCGTGGCATGAACGGCAAGAGCAAGGGTATCTATGGTGATTTCGCCGAAAAGGGTGATGACGGATCCTCATTCTATAACGATAGCGGTTCTGTTGCCCGCTTCTTCTATTGTGCCAAGGCATCAAAGAGTGAGAGGGAGCGTGGGCTAGATGAGTTCGCATTGCGGGTTAAGCAGACGCAGATGAGAGGTGCTAACGGCACGGGGGAGAAGAACTTCGAGGGGGGATTCCAAGATCAGATTATGCGTAATACACACCCCACGGTTAAGCCCATGGCTCTGATGCGTTACCTCTGCCGCATGGTCACACCGAAGGGTGGAACGGTATTAGACCCCTTTATGGGGAGTGGCACAACGGGGATAGCTGCAAAAGTTGAGGGCTATTCCTTTATCGGGATAGAACGGGAAGAGGAATACTGCAAGATAGCCGAGGCAAGAATAGCAGCATGGGAGGAAGAAAAGATTGTGATTGATACACAGCAAAAACTATTCTGATGACACTCAAAGAACAGATCAAAGCATACCTGGCAAAGAAATACAGCGAGACCCGCTGGCCGAATGTGTACCTGGCAGAGATAGTGCATGAGTTTGGTCCTGAGACAACCAATGCACTCAATGAGCTGTGGGCTGAAGGGACGGTCCGTTCCGGCAATGGTATCAACGGCAAGCTGGTGATATACACTGAGGACCCCGAAGAGATAGAGATTAACAAGAAGCAATTCGCAAACAGATAGATATGAACTACCTACAAGATTTTATCACAAGAGTAAAGGCCGATTGGAAGGAATGGACCACCTATCAGAAGATTACATGGGTTGAACGCTTCAAGCAGCGCAGAGCCAGGCGCGATGTTATCCGTGACCAGCGGATGATTGATGCGGCATTGGAGAGAGCCCGGATAAAGAATGCGAAAGACGGACGGACCTATTATATCCTTCGTGACAAGTGGGGAGGCATAAACGAGATGGATTCCACGATAATCGGGAAGCTCACCAGGGCGAAGATACTGCCGAGGATGAACTACCTGCAGAGGGTGAATGCCTCTATTGCGATAGTGACAAGTAACAAGAATACTCAGCGCGACTTTGACCGCATACAGGAGAGCAAGAAAAAGGCAAACAAAAATAAGGAGGCCAAACAATGAAAAATGAAATTAAGGTAAGTGACGCTATTCTGCAGAGGTGCGCATCAAAGGTACTTCTTGAAAGAGACAATGCAGGGCTAATGAATATCACAGTCGCCAAGTATCTGGATATTCAGCCAGGAGAGGTTAGTTGCATCCAGAGAGATGACAAATACATGTATGTCTGCCATACATCTAGGAGAAAGATTCATGATTGGTACAACTCTGGAATGACCCTCGCAGAATGGTACAACAAGCGCATCAAGGAGAAGGTGCAGGACCAGGACAGGGAGAGTAACCAATGGACTTTGCAGTGATCCGGAACAACCGTCAGCGTGAGAGGCTGATCGAGGCGATAAAGGAAAGGCGGCTCCCGTTCCGGATCGCACTGCAAGACCTGTACCCTATCCGCTCCATTGACTTTAACGCATATTATTGGGGAGTCGTACTAAAAATGATTAGTGACTTCACCGGCCATACCCAGGAGGAAGTACATGACGAATGCAAGCGGAGGTACAACTTCCGGCATGACTTCAAGTACAGCAAGAAAACCGGCAAGTGGAAGCTGGTATCGAAGGTGGACTCATCCACAGCCATGTTCTCCAAGGAGTTCATGGAGTATGTCATGAGGGTACGGGCCGATGCAGAGATAGAACTGCACCTGACCATCCCGCTACCCAATGAGGAATTCAAACCAGAGTTGGCATTTGAGACTGAACTATAAATAATCAATGATGAGAAACGAACCTATTGTAGTAAAAGAATATGTTCCGTTTGCAAAGACGGTGACAGTTAACAGGGCTCCGACAGACAAGAGCGTGGAGCTGCTGAATGAGATGCAGGATAAGGCGGTCAAGAACCTTATTAAGACCGTAAACATCAAGGATAATATCATGAATGGCGCGGTTCTATATTTCATCCAGAGAGCCGATTGGGATGGGATAGACTTCATTGCGAAGTTCTCTTTCAACGGGAAGGAATACCAACTGAAGGGGCAGGTATCCCGCATGGACCTTTCCGAGACGAACAGGTATGGTTCTCAAGCCGCTTCTACTGCGATAGCATACAAGCTCTATGAACTTATGGTTCAAGAGATATTTAAGACGGTTAGCGTAAAAGACCTTGAGAGGATATCTAGATAATGATCTACCACATCATTCCCCTTGGCGAAGTAAAGCTACATGATGACAGTAAGAACTGCCCGTGTGAACCGTTTGTTGACCATTTTGAGGGCAACACATTCATAAAGCATTGGTCCCTGCTGACACCAGAAGAGTAAGCAACCGAACTGAGGGGAGTGAGGGCGGTAGATGTAACAAATTCACAGAATTGAGATGAAAGTATCTGTAATCATACCAACACACAACAGCGAGAGAACCCTTGAGAGGGCATTGCAGTCGGTACGCAACCAGACGGCAGACTGTGACATCGAGATACTGCTATGTGACGATCATTCCAGGGACTTAACGTGGTTGCTTGAGGTGGCAGACAAATATGGATGCCGGCTATTGAGAGTAAGAAACGGAAGAGGAGGACCAAACTACGGGCGCAATCTCGGCATACAGCATGCCACTGGAAGCCTGATCGCATTCCTTGACCATGATGACCAATGGTTGCCGTGGAAACTTAAAGAACAAATCAAACAGATAGAAAATGGAGCAGAGTTTGTCTATTCACCAAGTATTACTGTCAAGGAATAAGTCAAAGAACTGGCCGTACATGAGTAGTATCCTTATGAGAAATGAGGGTGTGCCTCTATTTGAGGAGATGTTTGGTCAGCTTGACCATGATTGGCTTCTTAAAGTGACAGAGAGCCGTCAATGCCATGAGATAGCCCCATGCGTGTATCGCTATGTTGACGGACAAAATCTATCCCTTGATCCCGACTATCGCCGTAGGGACTTTTATCTCGGACTACTTCAGGCAGATGGTGACATCCGGACGATGAAAAGGTGGTTTGCTTCCTATGCCAGGTATCATTATGTCATGGGAGACATTACAATGGCAAGGTTCTTTTTCGCACGGGGGACACTCAACTGGAAAGCAGTGCTGTATTTCATTTCGACATACTGCACCCCTCTGCGCAAGGCGATAATCAAGAAATTTAATGTATTCGGATAAAGACAAGACCTTATAAACTGACCGTGATATGAACAACATTGACAAACATTTCGAGCCCCAGAGGATCTTCGCATACTGTGGGATAGCAATAGTAGTAATAATCATTATAGCAGCACTGACGCAATGACTGAGAATGAACGCCCCTTCACCGGCTTTGTCGTATCGGGAGAGCCAGTGACAACACAGAAGGCCCGGGAGGCCGGGATAATCAAAAAGAGCAAGGTGACTGACAAACCTGAACAACCAATTAAAACCGAAAACGATGAGCAAACCGAAGTTTGAAATTGACGATGCCGTAAAGATCGGCTATGGATCAAAAGTCTATTATGTTCAACAGATAGAACAGGATAGTAATGGCTTCTGGGCTTATGCCCTTAAAAGCGCTGACGGATCTACGCCCCGAACCGTTGAATCAATGCTGTCCAAGGCATCCCTCCTGGATGACAAAGCCATAAAGGCAAAAACTGTGTGTTTCGGTCAGGCCCTTGAAGCCCTGAAGATGGGAGGCAAAGTGTTCCGGGAGAAATGGACGGGGAAAATATTGTGGGCATGGCTGGAGAGAGGTATCGAAAACCGATTCATGGCAAAGTTTGCAGGTCTCACTAAAGCTCCTTACACCATGTCCGAAGAGGACCTGCTTGCCTGTGATTGGGTCATCATGACGGAGGAGGAGAAGAGTCCGTATCCTGACCGCATCCCGGTGCCGGAGAATATCAAGTTCTACAGATCACATCGCTGGTTAGGGATCGCGTCTCCGAATGGGAAGCTCTTGCTCACCGTTATGGAGGAGTTGCCTTGTGCCTGCTATATTCGCACGGAAATCGAAAAACGTATCCCCAACGACAAACTTTACCTCATCCCCTGCAAGCGGTCCGACCTGAAGCCGGGGGATATAGCATACCGACTTTATCCCGGTGATGATTTTAAGCCAGAGATCATAAAAAGATATTGTGTAATTCTTAATGACCTGGAATATGCTTATTGGGCGGAGGAAATGGATATGCAGGTTAATTCCTTCGACAAACTTGATTGGTACAAAGTAATCTTCGAATGACCCTCTTCGCCCTCATAGTGATACTTGCCTACCTGGTTGCCATCGGTGACGGTGCGATCAGGTTAGGCAGGTCCCTGAAGGGTGTGGAGAGAGATGCACGGAAATGCTTTAAAAACAAGCGAGATGACCACCGAGGCCCAGCTGAATAAGATTAAACACTGGTACCTTCAATATTACCCATTGTGCGGGCTATGCGGCCATGCAATCAGGGATGATGCAGACCTGGCTCACATTGTCAGGCGCAGCTACAGCGATAAGTTGCAGACGGTCAGGTTAAACTGTATGTTGGCCCATCGTGAATGTCATGAGGATTACGATAATAATCCTGCGCTTGCACAATTCCTGCCACGTATGCCGGAGGTCCTTTACATCGCCTGGCGGCTGGATCCCGAATACTTCTATCAGATCGCTGACAAGTTTCCCCTGCTCAGTCCGTTCTTCGAGCGGTTCCCGGAGGTGGAGATAGGCGAGATTGAACATCATGGAGAATTATTAACTTTACAATATCTGGTGCAATAACATGGGAATGAATAAAACACTTCAGTGCAAGCACATCCCGACCAAGCCGATACTTGAGTTCTTGTTTCAACGGAGGAAGGATGGTAAAATAGGGTGCTGTTGGATGGATGGATATGAAAACTCCATAGGTCAGGCCATGCCTCCGGATATCCCTGGTAAACTAAAGAGATCCAAGATGCAAGGGCTGATTGAGAGGGATTTGGTGAGTGGCTGCGGCTATTGCCGGAGCACTCACCTTTGGAGGCATGTAAAAACCCCCTCCCGTATTCTGAGAGGGGGCAACCCTTGAAAATTAACCTAAAACAACCCCGCCGGGTATATCATTATGCAGCCGGTCTTTTGCTGCCTTTCATTCCTACTGCCTGTTGTAGCATTGCCATAGCTCTCGGGTCTGCTCCTCCGACCTGTGCAGCCATCTCAGGAGGTACCTGCCCGGGTACTCCTCCCGCTCCGAGGGATTCCATACGGGTGCGGACCGTGGCAAGCAACTTATCAGCAAACGGCATGCTTGTGTGTTCGAGATACATTTCGAGGTCAATGAGATTACCTTGTAACAGCTGGAAGAGCATATCATCAACCATCTGGCGGTACACCGGAGTATCCATACCCTGTGCAATAGTCATATCCCAATCAAGGTCCTGAACGAGATTCGGATCGTAGATCTTCTCTTCCTGTGTTGCTGCCCGTCCGTTGATAGCCAGGTACCTCTTATCCTTATAGAACTGAGTGATTACCTTCAGGGCCTTGCGGTTCCTGCGTAGTATCATGCTCTGGAAACTCTGCAGCTGGTCACACACGTTCAGGGTAGCGTTCTGTGCTTCCTGTGCGTAGAGAGCTGCCGGCGTTCCTGACGGGGCTCTCTGTCCCTGTATGGATTCATTGATACCGGAGTTCTTCTCCAATAGGCTCATCTGCAGGTTAAGCATCTCCATGATGCCTACATTGGTAGAGTTGGCGCTGATCTGCTTGGGTATCTGCCCGTCTGCTCTCGGTTTGTAAACTATTACCCCGTTAAACCTTCGGTATTCATCTGCAAACTCCTCCGGGGTCATCCCCTCCGGGATACAATCTTCAGGCACCAGAAGCACCCCCTTGGCTGAAGCTCCAATGATGAAGTCAAGCATGATGACCATGCGGTTAATGTACCTCTGCTGATCAATCATGTCCTCAACAAAGCCCCATACCTCACCATCGAGAAGCGGAAATAGCACAAGTGCATACGGGTGCTCTTCGTGTTTGTAGGGGGATTCTCTTTCGTACAGGCAGTGGCCCGAAGGAGTGAGGTACTTGACATACCAGAAATGTTCGAGCTTGGCTTCGGCCTCCAATAGCGGCACCTCAAGCTTATTAATCCCATTCTGCAATCCCATTTCAAGCCTCATATCATTCTCCGCTGCGATCTCCTTCATAGAAGCCTTGGTAATGGTGTACGATCCGTCTGTTGGGTCATGTACATAGGTCCTCCATTCGCTCTTGAGCTGCCATACCTCGAATATCCTTGCCTTATTGGTATCCCTGGGGATGTAGAAGTCAAGGTGATCAGTCCTTCGGGAATCGAATCCGTAGTCCGAGAAGAATTCCTTCGCCGTCATATTGGCATACAGCTCCCGGATCCTCTGTTCCTGCGCAGTGTTCTTGGCGAAGGCACTCACCAGATTGTCAACGGTGGTATCAATGATCTCCCCTATCAGTCTGAGGTCCTTCAGCCGGATATCTGACACATCTGTATTGAGGAACAACCGGTTTATATTGGTATTCTCCACGGTCAGGTCCTCAAGGTTGCGCTCCTTCCAGAAGTCATAGCCAATCTTCTGACAGGCTACCCCTGACATAAGAAACACTTCCAGCTCCCTTGCATCAAGCTCTTTCACCTCATTAAGTTCGAGGGCACATTGCAGGGTGTTGGTAAGCATCTCTCCCAGGGAGGCTTCCTCACGGCCACGGGCGATAACAACAGCCTTGGTGGGGTTACTGCGGAACTGCCCGATAAGGTTTGCAACCAGGTTGCGGATGCGGTTCTGCTTCAGCGGCACCTTACCCTGGTTCATGAGGTGCGTCTCCTCAGTTATCCACCGGCCTGTAGTCGGGTCTTGCATCTCATCTGACCATTGGTTCCCGCGGTAATAGTTACGGTTGCGTCTGGCGCGGGTGCGAAGGTCACGCATGCTCTCCCACCACCGGCGGCACTCTTCGAGGAGTTCGATGTTCTCCTTGGTGTCGCTATCGAGGGAGGCAACGGGCAGAGGTACAATCTTCTGCTTTCGCATGCCTATCTTGCTGTTGGGCCGCTTCTTCAGTTCTTCGGCTGTTATATTCTTTCTCATGGTTTAGTATTTTCTCTTATATCTTGCTTCAAGCTCCTTGACCTCTCCAACACACATATCCATCAGTTCAATGACCAGGCTGGATGTCTCTGTGTCATCCTTGGTGACTCCCTTAGTCAGGTCGCTTATCTGATCCTCATAGCTGTCGAAGATCATCTTGCGCTCTATCCGGTATTCATCCTCGGCCATGCGCTCATACTGTGAGGTGTTTCCGGTTTCCCTCCCCTGCTTTTCGTACTCCTTCATCAGGGTAATATCGCGGTCATTGGCCTCTTTCAAATCATAGTATTCGGATATGATATTCCACTTGGCCGGAGGTGTTTGGCGTAAAAATTTATTTACGAAGGGCACATTTTTGAAGTCAACCTCCTCATCCGGGTCAAGCGTCTGGCTGACCGTGGTGATCAGATCGGAAACCACACCACCAGTTCCCCCCGTGTAACCTTTAAACAGGTATTCAATGGTTGACGGGTTAACATCGAGGATCACCTTCCGGGTGCGGCCTTGCTTATCAGTGTAATACTTGTACCTGCTGTCACCACCGCTCCAGCGGAACAGCATATCGGTAAAGAACTTGGCTGCCGGGTTCACATTATCTTTCCCCAGGCCGGCATTGGCAAGGTACTTCTTTTGCTCCTTGGTGAACGGCTCCTTCTTGATAGTGTACCCCATGTAGTTGCGGTTCTCTATCAGCTCTACCACCGGTTTGGTGATGGTAGGAACGAGCGGTGCAACGGAGAATTCCCCTGACTTATAGAATCCACCTATATCAACCGGCAGTAATCCTCCTGCGAAGTTACCGAGGGCTGTGGTCACGGCCTCCCCTGCCTTCATCCTTCCTGTGGCCACATCAAAACCTATTGAGCCCATTGACTTGAATCCTCTCCAGAACTGCGGCAGAGGGATACTCAGGTACTTGTTTCCTTTCTTGCGAAGGTCTCCTATCTGCGGCAGGGGTATCACAAGGTAGTTCTGCCTCATGTAGGAGTTGAGGTTATAGTATGAGCTGTCCGGATCGTCATCGTCATCGGTCAGGGCGTTCATCATTGCTTCAAGGAATCCCAACATCACGAATGATGATGCTATTGCCGAGAACCTTCCTGTATGATCCTTTGCCAGCTTAAAGTTCTTCTGCATTGACTGAAGGGCCACGTTCCAGAAGGCGAACCATGAGTCCCATGCCTTGCTCCCCTTTCCCTTGCGGTTGAAGTTCACAGAGGCTTCCTTGGCATCTATGGCAGCATCTTCCTTGGTGTTACCAATGGCAAGTGACGACAGGTACACGGAGAACCGGGTTGCATCCTCGAAGATTTTGTTCCAGCGCTCAACAGCACCGAGTAGTGCATGACCGGCATCACCTATGCCTCCTGCGATGGTTCCCTTGCGGACCATACGGGCCACCTCCTTGTTGATGTCCTTCTCTATCTCCTCCGGGCTCTTCATGTGAGTGTAACCGGTAGCACCTCCGAGGTTATAGAAGTCCTCAAGCTGCTGGTCCATCGGGTTTTTGAGGTCCTGCTTGCCTTGTATCCTTCGTATGATAGCCGGGAAGGCAGCGCGGTAATTCTTAATGACCTTGCCTCCGGACTTGGATTTGATCTGCTGTGTGATGCTTGCCTCCTGGAAGTCACGCATGAAGTTGGTGAACGGGAACACAATATTCCATGAGGTGTAAAGAGCCTTCAGCATGTTATTCATGTGTCCCATCAGGGCCATGACCTTATTGAGATCCCGGGCATCGTATATGTTACCGAAGATGGTCCGGTACATATAGTTCTGTTTGTTCATCGCCTGGGCGGTAGAGAGGTGCTTGCCATTGAACACCATCACCATATCACCGCCGGGCTTGCGAACATAAACCTCATGCTCCCGGGCCTGACGGGGTTTGCGCAGTCTCTCATGCTCGGAGTATATCTTTGTCCTGGCATCGCCATTATCAAACATCTCCTGCGAAGGTCTTATGGTAGTAGGCTCCCATTCAACAGTGCCGTCCGGAAGAGTGATCTTCACGTAGTACAGCTTCTTGATGGTAGCCATTTCGTGCATCTCGTTATTGCTGAGATTCTTTATTATCAGGTTGACCATCGAGGTTTTGACCTCATTATCTACCTGTTCAGCAATAGCCTGGAACTGCACATTGAGAAGATATGCCAGCGGGTTATCGGCAAGTGACTTACGGCCCTTGGCATACTGCAATGACCGGGAGAATCCGTCACCCTTAGTATAGACAAGCTCCTTGGCTGCTCCCTCTCTCCATCCTCTCAGGGGAACGAAGTAACGGAACTGCGAGAGGTATTCCTGCTTCTGGTCGGGAGAAATCTGATTGCCCCTCTCCCAGGTATCAAGTATCTCGGAGGTGGCTGCACTAACCTTCTTCCACAGGTTGTCAATGAACTTCGGATCAACCTGTCCCTCAAACTCACTGACAATATCCCTTGCCAGCTCATCCGGGTTGGTGTACTTACCCTCGGTATCGAATCCCATCACGCCTGAGTAATCCTTATCCTTCAGCTCCTCCATTTTGGCGTTGACCTCATCCTGGGGCACGTTCTCCTTATGTCCCTCTACCCACTCTTTCAGCTCACGGCTGCGGAATGCCTGGTTGCGTTCTATGGCATGCTTGGCAATGATGTACGGAAGTATGTCCTCTCCCCTCATGCCGGCACGTTTGATATCTGCTACGGCCTGCAGGATAGGTTTCATCTTACCCTCGAAGTAGTCATTGTACAACTTCTCCTGCCGTCCGAATGACAGGCTCATGTCGCGGTAGGGCTTGCTGGTGTTATCCTGCTTACCTCCGCGCCTGAGAAGCTCTTCCTCGAACCTACGGATAGGCAGAGAGAGATCCTGGATGTACTCACGGATACCTTCAAGGGTTTCCTTCCCGGTGCGGACGGCGGCCTTCTCCATGTATGCCTCGGCAGCCTTCCCGAGAGTAGTGTTGCGCTTGGATACGGCAGCCTTGCGGGAGCGGAAGTATGTACCCTGTGCCTGCACATATTCACCGGCAAAATCAAAGTTATCCGCTTTGGGCCTGCTGCGGTAGAATCCTCTCTCCTCTTCGGGTGTGTCCTCAAGGTTCTTGCGGCTGGCCCGGAGAAGAGAATACACATCATTTTCTGTATAACTCAGGTTGAAATACTTACGCAGCCACTCACGTATCTTGGCTACAATGCGCTTGAATAGGGACGGGTTCACATTGTCCTCCGCCATCATGGCAAGGTATTCCTTTGCAATAAGCTCGCGGTCCTCGGTCCAATCGTACTGATACCTTATGAGGGTGAGGTCATCATCCGGGATGCTGTCATAGATCTCTTCAACCAGGTCAGCATATCCTTTGTCACCAAGTAATATCGGCAGTCCTTTGTGCGCAACAGCCTCATGGAGTACGGTCTTTACCCCTTCTTTGGCAGCTCTCTGCGGACCCAGCTTCATCAAGTCATCGAGGAGGATAAACATGGTGCCGGTCTTTGGATCCCATGCTCCATACAATGTTTCGTTCTCCCAAACCCCTTGTTTCTTAGCCTCCTCCTGTACGTTGGCTGGTAGCTCTCCTCTGTTACCTATAACCTTCACCGGAGTTCTGAGCTGCTTACTCAGGTCCTCTACCTGCTTCTTTACTTCATATCTCTGGTCATCCTCTTCGTCCAGGCCGAGGATCCGGTTAAGGGCGTCCAATCCGGTAGGCTGCGGGGTCTTGGGAACTATCGCTCTGTTTTCTTGAATATCATATTCCTTGCGTATTATTTCCTGCTGGCCCCTTTCGACATCTTCTGTCTCGATAAGCATACGCTCTCTTCTCTCATCAGGGGTAAGCTCGAGTCTTCGCTGAACATTTCTCGCCTCCACTTCCCCTGCCGCTGCTTCATAGAGAATAGTTGGGCTGCCTGCTCGTTTAGCGCCCACTGCTGTAGCTCCTTCCGCAAAACCCTCAACTCTTTGGATATGGTGCTGAATCTCATGTGATAAGACGGATCTGAAACTATCTCGATCATAAACATATAAATGACGATATTCCAATCCGGGGCGGAATACTCCGCGTGTTCCATCCGATACAAAGCGACCGGGGAAGAGGGATCTACCTTTGTTCGTTGCCGCCAAATTTTCTGTTCCAATGCCGATAGTCTTTTCCGAAGGATTCGCAAAACCTCCTGTTCTTTCGAGTTCTGGGTGACTTCCATAGTTGTAGAATGTTAGTTTGACATCTTTTAATTCGGGATATGAATTAAATAATTCTTCATCCTCGATAATATCTGTTAATGGGACCTCTTCAGTAAATGCCTCATTCTGTGGCTTTAATTTACTGATGAAATCCACTCCTTTCTTTAACTCAATGTCCCTGGTCTCATATCTCCAGAGATTATCTACTCCCCTCTGCCAACCGGTAGCAAGGAATACTTCTTTGGCCGAGCGTCCGGCCTCTTCCATCTTTCGGGCTACACTCAGATTATCAAGCAATCCCTCAATCGCACCTGCCCCTCTTTCGCCAATGACGCGGAATAGGATGTTGTCGTTCTTAGGATCAAATGTGCCCCGGTTGGAGGTGCGGAAGGCATTACTTTCGTCTGATATTTTTGCATACTGTCCCTCGATGTAGTCAATCCATGCAACATCGCTGATATCTACTATCTCTGAGTATACTGTCCCATCCCCGGCGTATGACTTTGCCTGCATCCGGCTTGGTGTGACAAATACACCATTCTTTATCGGATAAGATGAATAGACCGTGATTCTGCCTGTTTGAAGAGCTCGCTGCATATCTGCCGCAGTGAAGTCCGGAGCGGCCTCCTCTCCCGTCTCGATCAATTCATTAAATGCTTCTTGTGCAGTCTTGATATCTGTTATAGACCTGATGCCAGTATGATAATCATCGAGCATTGGATTAGTTGCCTTGATGATATCGAGTTGGTGTTTCTTGATGTTTCCGGTGCGGAACATTGTGGTCCGGCCTCCTTCTTCCTTGGTCTTGACCTCATCAAAAAACTTCTGAAACAGCTCATTCAGGGCCGTCCTTTCCTCTCCGGCAGGATACGGGTTCATCCCATAAACCGCATCATATACCGGGGCCTTGTCATACTGTAGGTAATCAGCCCGGGCCTTCTGATCTTCGAGTTTTGTCTCGATGAAATATTCAAATGCCCTTGCGAACATCTCTACCTTTGTTGACCAATACGGATTTGAGCGGGACCGGTCAAATTTCTTGCTGACTTTGAGGAATTCAGTGGGCACTGAGAGAGTTTCAGACTCACCAGCCAGCGCCTTATCAAGTATCTCTCTTGCGGCATAAGCCTTATCAGCAAAGTAGCCCAGGTTATAGAAGCCATTGCCGTCTCGTTTGAGTCCTGATTTCCCAAACACCTCTTTATAGACCTCTTCGAGGGCCATAGTTTCAGGACTGATGTACGAATACTCCATATGGCCCTTGCTGCCCGGGATCATAGCCCACTTCGGCCTTGTTCCCTTGCCCTCTACGATCTTATCAATGATGGCCTGCGCCTTCTTGATTTGCTCCGGAGTGGCCTTAACGATGACCTCCTCATGCTTCTTTGCCTTGCGGTTGTACTTATATCTCCTTACGCCGTTCTCGAACTTCCGGATAAGGGCCTCGGCCTCATCTTTCAATCTCTTAATCTGGCCGTCATATGCCTTCTGCTTCTCCTCAATCCTCATTACACGGGTGACAGACTTCTCCTGGGTGGCATTCACGATGGCATCAAACAGCTCTGAAAGCTCTTTTCTCATGCCCCTCTTGGATAACAGGTCTGCCTTAGTTCTCATCACAGCACCAGCGGCGACTTCTCCCTTTTCGTTGCGGGTATAGTCCTTCTTGGCTGCCTGTAGTCCAAAGTAGTTATCAAGCGCATGAGCCCATTCATGAGCGAGACTGCCGGCTCCATTCATTCGTGTCATATTGATGACAGCCCTGCCCGGTTCAAAGTGTGCCGCAGCTCCCTTGGTGCCCCTGGCTCCGAACGCTATTGAAAGCTCCCCGCTGAGAGACATCGCCTTCGGAGGGACTTTCAGCATCTCTGCCAGGTCCATGAATGAATCATAGGCTGCATTGAGCATCACCCTTCTTTCTTCGGGTTTCACCCAATTCCCAAACTCTCCCCCTCTAAATCCAAAGGCATCCATGAACTCCTCCGTGGAGACATCTCTTCCCTGCCTCCAATCTTTCCCCGTTCTCTCTACCTTATCAAGTGCAGGGATACTGAAATCCTCTCTTTTGTGATTCAATAAAGATGTAGCACCCTCGGTTGAATACAGATATGTAGTTGCCTCCTCCTCGGTAGGGAATGTGGCGTATTCGACAACCTTGCCGGTAGATGAGGTCTTGGTGATTACATAATTGCCATCCTTCTTGCGGATCCTGAAGCCCTGCTTCCATACCTCATAAATAGGGATGTATGCCTCGGCCTCTGCTTCGGAGTTGAATATTTTCGTCTCTCTGGTATCAATGGTTGTTACAGGATAGCCCATGGTCCTGGTGCCTGACCATGACTTAACCTCTTTACTCCATTTGACCAGGAACGGTTTGGATGTGTCAATGGTCGGATCCCCGAGGTTCATCACTCCGGAAGGATCGGCATAGAAATACTTTCGCCTCCATGCAGGGAGAGCGTCTGTGTCGCGGGCCGTCCGGGTGATACCCATATCCTTTCTGGCCCCTCCGATCTTCTCTCCAAAGTCCTCATGCTTTGGAAGTGATTCTTTGTCTATCGGTTTGGTGGTCGCTGGCTCTGCCGGAGGCTCCATGTCAATCTCCATCTGTGCCCCGGAGAGTACCAGGGCAATCTTCTCGTCAAGGAGCTGTGCGTTGCGCTTCCGCTCATCCTCAGCCTTCTTGATGGCATCATTGAACGGTTTGAGTGCAGCCTGCAGATTATCAGACGATGCTTCAAATATCTCGCCGGCAAACATTGGTTGCATACCGCTCTTTCTCTCTTCCTCTTCTTTGCGATCACCAAACAAGCCGGCGCGTTTCTGCAATGATTTCTCCTTGGCATCACGTTCGTCCTGCAAGCGAAGGATGCGCTGGCCGATGGCCTCATCCAGTGCCCTCGTTTCGTCAATCAGCTTGCGGATCTCCCGGACCTTATTCTCGGGAATAATATTATAGTCAACATTGTCATTGCGCTTGGCAATATCTTCCCTCGTATTTTCAAGGATTACCCTTAACTGATTGCGCTCCTTAATCTGTGCCTTGGTTGGTGTCTCAAGAGCATTAATCTCTGCGATCCTGCGGTTAGTGTCCAGACCTGTGGACTCCTTGAGGGCAATAGCCTTCAGGTTATCAATCTGCTCCCGGTAGTTGGCTGGTATCGGACTCTCCTTCTCCTTGGGCTTAGCCGCCTCTTTTTTCTTCTGTTTTTCAAGGTAGTCCTTCAGTCCTATGTAGTTCCTCAAGACTTCCTCCGGGACTGGCTTGCCTTCATTCAGAGCTTGTGTAACGGCCTCCTTATGACGGTCCATAGACTTAGCATCTGCCTCCTGGTTCATGTAGGCAGTCTTTCTCCTGCCTCCGTCCCATGCTTCTCCTGCTGAAGCATTACGGGACCAATAATCTTTCTTGCCATCAGGGGATTCTACCCATGCGTTCCAGGTGCCATCGGGATTCTCCTCTGCCCTGAATACTCCGGAGCCATCGGTTGTAGGCATACCGTCATACCGCAGGGGTGAATAGGCAAAGTCCTGTTTGGTCATCTGCCATATCTCCTTGACAGGAGTTTTCCCAGGGGCAGCCTCTTGTGCCGGTTTCTCAATCCAGTACCCCTCTTCAATATTCGTGAAGATGTCTTTCACGCTTGAGCCGAAGGGTTCCTCAACCAAGTTCCCATCAGCATCGTACATAGAAACATCGGCTCCCCGGTTGTTCCCCCACCATTTTAGGGTGATCTTGCTGTAGTCTCCGTCCTTGTCAATAAACTCCTTATCCTTTATGTCCTCAATATCTGTCAGAGGTACAAGGTCCCACTTATTCCACTCTTTGACAGGCATCTGCCGGTCATAGGTAAGTATCTGGAATCCGCCATTAGGATCGTTTTCGCTCCGGATAAAGCCATCCTCCGGGAAGGCCCCTTTGTCAAAGGGACGGGCAATCATCTTGTACTTATACTCCCCTCCCTTGGACTGTTCCAGCACCTCTCCCGCAAACTCCGGTTTTGGCTCTTTGCTTTTCTTTACCTCTTCAGCATAAGCCTCGATCTGATTCTTTAATTGAGTGAAGTCATTGACTGCCTGCTCGCCATACTTCAGCACAGGACCATTAAGGTAAATGAGGACCTTGTTATAGATGTCCTGAATGGCATCAAGGTCATTGCTTTCTTTGGCTTTAGTGAAAGCATCGGTCCATTGAGAAACGCCATCGTCTGCTTGCGGCTTCTCGGGCTGTTCGAATATTTCCCCTGCGAACTCGGGGGTTACTTCTGTGGACTCGTCTCGTCCTTCATCAGCCCCTCCCTCTTCAGTCTCCTCTCCAGAAGTTCCACTCTCATCAGTTTCGCCTCCTCGCTCGGCTTGGTCCCCTTGGCCAGTGATCTCATTACCACGACCTTTTTCAACCAGCTCCTTAACTTGTCTCTGTCTGTCTGTATCATTGAGGATGTCTTTTAATTCGTTAAACTGCTTGTCACTTAATCCATACGGGAACACATAAAAATACTCGGGCTCTTTCTCGGCCGTCTCCTTTATGTCTGCGAAGCTCTTGCCTAACTCGTTAAGCTCAAGCTCAAAGATAACCAATAAATCCGGATCGAGCAAGGTTTCATCTGTCAGGTTTTCAACATCATCGGTGAACTCTGTGATCTCCTTTTCTTCGGGTGTCAGGTCCTCCCCTTCAAGTGCCTCGGCTGTTCGTGACTGTATCCTGTCAAGCTCTCGTCTTATGTCACTCTTGCCTCCCATGCCACGGATGACATCAACAAAGGCATTGGCCTGGTCCATGGCTCCGTCACCTATGCCGATAAGTAGTTCGGGGTGATATTGGAATATAGATACCTCGTTCAGCAAGTCGAGCTTGATAGCATTGGGCTTGGATGAGTACATCCAGATATTCTTCAGTCTCTCGCTGTTGTTTCTCCCGAAATAGCGGTAATAATCCGCCATTGAGATTCTGCCACCGCCAAGGAAGAATTGGTACACCGCCTCCTCAAATGACTGCGGTTCCCGGGAGAGCCTGGCTTCATCGGCCTTGCTCATCGGCCATCCCTTCTTCTTTTTGACTTTCTTTACAGGGCGAGTGTCCTCGGAGGGTTTCTGTTCCTCCTTCTCCTTCACCGGCACATTCGGATCAACAGGCTTGCGGGTCCTCTTTGCATCACCTAACCACTCCTTGAATCCTTCCAATGACATCTTGGAGATAGCACCGAGGCCCTTCCATCCAGGTTCGTAGTTGGCAAGGTAGTTTTCGCGGGCTGATTCGGCTGAATTAAAGCCAAGCATGACCTTATGCTCATCGAATACCCCTGTCTCGGGATCCACCTGGTCCACGACATAGACAGCATCGGAGTCAAGATTATCACCAATGAATACATCAACCTGGTCGCCGTCCTTGCCTTCAGTCCTGCGGAAGTATCCGTAGGTGTTGTTCATGAGGTTGGACCACTTGGTACCGTCCTTGCTCACTCCGGAGCGAACGGATCCAGCGGGATTCTCGATGGAGATATCGAAGCCCAGGAGATTTAGGTGCCCCTTCTTATAGTTGCCCGCTTTCTTTTCTGCCTCTGTCGGGCGCAGGTCAACCTGTCCCTCGGCTTTTGCAATGGCAACTTCGGGCTGCTCAACTTGTGCTGTTTCTGCAATGGTTGGTTCCACCTCCCCGGCATTCTGCACTTCCTCCTCGGCTGCAGTCACGTCCGGGGTAGATGGAGTTCTGAATACTTCTCTCAATCTTTTTGAAAGCACATCAATACCCTCTGGCGTTACGATGTCTGCCTCAAACCATCCGGGTCTGCGGGAAACGTATGATGCATCGTCTTTTGGGCCAAGCCGTTTAGTGTGATCTGCAATGCGGATCAAAACCTGAGTACCATTGACCTCGGTCTCAAGGTAAGATGAGTTGCGAAGTTCTGCATTCTGAAACCTGTCCGCTATTCCTACTTCGTCAAGCACCTTCTGTATTGCCGTGACCCCATCCATGTAGTTATATCCGGTTTCAATGACGCCCTTATTTGGCTTGCCGGTGACGGGGATAATATCTTCGAATGAATCAGTAGAACTTTCGCTTGTTAATTCAGTGGATTTACTAACTTCGTCCTCTGTAGTCCTTGTTTGGATTGCTTCAGATTGTACAGAACTCACGTTATTGCTCTCCATTGCGCTGCTGCCCTGTGTGGTATCAATGGATTCCGAAGAGGGGATTCCGGTCTCGTCTTTTACAGATAAAGAAGCAGACGTGAGTTCTTCTTTTTTGGCCGCCGGTGCTGCCGGTTTCTGCTTCGGCTTGGCAACAATGGAGTAAGTATCCGGAGTGAACAGGTCCCCGGAGTCAGTCACTTCTGTCTCCCAGGTGAGCTTGGGATACCGGTCTTGCAGTTTCTTGAGAACGCCCTCGGCCTCTTTCTGTGTCTCGAAGGATTCACTCATGCGGAAGTTACCATCCTCCTGGGGAATGATGGTAAATTCATTCTTACCGTCTGATACCTTTCGTGACTGAGGGCTGACGGTTGTAGGTTGTGCCGGTTCTCCTGCCGGCTGCTGAGTAGTCTCTGCCTGTGGTTGTGCCTGTTCCGCGGGAGCCTGTGTCTGCGGTGCCTCTTCTGCCGGCATACCGAACACCTCTCCGTATTTGTCGGGGGTGATGGTCTGTGAATTTGCCGTCAGGTTGCCCTCCTTGTCAATCTCATTGAGGACAATGCCCTGGTCTGTTACCTGGGTGACATTGAATAGCTGCTCTCCTATGGGGATGGTAGCGCCT